CGCCGACAGGATTGCAGACGTATCATCATGCGTCCCGTTGCCAACCGCGCCAAACGATTTAATGTTTAGAAGCGTTGTAGTCGGCACCGCCGCACCACCCGCCCCTGGATAGACCGGCCCTTGCCCTACCGTCGCCGCCGCCTGCGAGGCGCCGAGGCCGCCGTTGGCAAGTGGGAGGAACTGTTCGTTTCCTAAAATGCCGGAGTTGTTGTAGAGCAGGTATGAACTGATGCCTCCAGTAATTGTGGTTGAACCAATCGTCAGGCCGCTGCCGGCCCCCGGCAATACCAACTGCGCCTGTGCGCTCGTCGCAAGCAGCGCGAACAGCAGTCCCGCGATAATTCTTTTCATGGCACCGCTCACTGATAATCGGCTGAGATAGCACCCGTATCGGTGCCGGTGGTGTAGGTGTAGGGCGTAACGGCGGAGGTCAGCAGGATAGTTATGCCCGCCGAGTAATTCGCCGCCAGCGGGATGCGACTAAGCGAGCAGCCGCGCGCCGTGGTGTCGAAGTAGCAGAAGTCGAGAACAAGCGTGCCGGTCAATGCGCCTGTGCTTGGGGCCGTCGTTGCATTGTAGGCGATGCAATAGCCTGCTGCACCGCCAGTGATAGCCGTGCAATTATATGCGAACAGATTTCCTGGTGAGGCTTTGACGACGAGGGACGTGCCGAGCGCGGACGTTGAAGCGTGGGGAACAGGGTAGGGGGGGATCGGAGCCTGTACACCAGCCAATATCGCCGCCGCACTGGCCTCCGTCACATTGAGCAGCGAGGCGGTGGGTTGGGTGACGACGCCGCCGCCGCCTCCACCACTTCCAGAACTCCCGCAACTAATCGGTGCCGCGCCGTTGTACTGAATCACACGCAGCGTCGAGGTGCTTGATGCAGTAATGGCCGCAACATTAGTTGCCCCGTTGAGCCACACGCCGATGCAATATCCGGCCGGAAGTGGATACGACGACGTAGTCGCCGTCACCGACGAATTGCCGGGGTTGTAGAACACCTCGTTGGCACCGTCGTTGATCAGCAGCGCGGAGCCAAACGGCACCAGCGATCCGGTGAGAGCCACTCGCCCTGTGGTGTTGGTGACTGACAACGACACCGGGGAGGAGGCAACCGAGATTGGTGCCGGGGTTGGCGTGCCGCTCTGCGCCAAGGCAGGAGCCGCCAGGACCGCGAGTAACAACGCAACGGCTATGCTTCTCATCTTCATATCAAGATCCTGTCGAACCTTGCGCGTTGCACCGGATGCCTGCTGTGGCAGCGCCTGCCGTGAACGTGAAGGCAGTGGCTGTAGCCGTTGATACCAGCGGCGTTGGTAGCGATAAAACAACTTTGTCATAGCCCTGCACGACGATGACCGTCGTGGCCGAATCATTGAACGTCACCGTAGTGCCGACCGGGCCAGTGTTGAAGCATTGAATCGATGTCACGTAGATGTTGAGGCCGGCTGCCGGCGCAGCAATAATCGTAGTTGCAGCCGTAGTCGTCGCACTCGCCGAACCGCGCACCATATTTGCAGTGATGCCAATCACATCAACATAAAACGGATTTGTTGACGTGCCGAACGCAACGCCATTTCCGTCGGCCGGCGTCATCTGCGGACAAATCACACCCAAGCAATTAAACGCCTTGATGGTCTGTAACGCGTTGTTGCCGTCGCGAATGACGTAATCCGCCGACGCCGGCATCAGCGATGTCAGCAGCAGGGCCGCGGCGGCCGCCAGAGTTCGCTTGGCCTTGAACATCTTGAATATGCCCTCCATTTCAAGCGCCGTCTTGCAAAGGGATATGGCCGAATTTCCTGCCCTTCCAGAACGCGGACAGTTTTGCTCGAGCTGCTAGAGATAACGACTTCCCAGTCCTGTTGGCGGCGATGCGCTTTCTTACTTCAATGGAGCGAACCTTGCCGCTATTGGCGGCGGATATTTTAGCTCTTGTTTCAGCCGAAACCAGACGACCAATCATTGCCTCTGCGCGCTTTCTACACGTCTCTGGTGATTGTTTTTTGCCTCGCTTCGCCAAGGAGTTTTTGAGTTTTGACTCCGCAGTATGCCGAAACCCAAGTTGACTTCCGGCAACTGGAGAAGCGTTATATTCTGGCTTTAATGAATCAATCGCCAACTGCTCAAACATGAGCAGGTCGCTAGGCCGACAGATAAGCAATTTGGAGAAAACCAGACTTTCAATCCCGTATTTCACGCAGGCGCGCTGGAGAGGCTGATTGTGGTGGTTTCCTTTTCTCAATTCATGTCGGTGTTGACGCCAGCGATTACGGAAATCAACGGCGCTCCCGACGTATCTCGATCCAGACGGTGCAGTTATAGTATAAATTCCTGATTTCACTTTACGATCCATCTTGCAATGCACAAATTACCTTAGTCCATCCCGCCGTCATAGACCACGGTTCAGGCACGAGCGTAACTAGCCAAGTCCAGCCATTTGGTGTGACCACCAAGTCACCGCCCTTGAGCAGTACCCGCACCACACCGTTGATGTCGCCGGTAACGTACATCGCGCGATAGGTCCCTTGAAGATTCAACCCCTCCATCTGCCGCAAATCGCGCGTCGTCATCGCCTGTATCTGCGCCAGCACCGTGAGCGACGTCGTCATCGCCTCCGAGGCCACGGTCTGCGGCTGATTGACCGAATAAGTCCCGATTCCGCCCGGTGTCCCGCCAATCTGGTCCGTAATCGTCGTTCCCGGCAGTAAGGAAGGCCCCGTATCCGCCAGCGCCTGCCCCGCAGCTAGGTAGCCGGAGGCGACCGCCGTCACCGTCAGGGTCGTGCCGGAAACCGAACCAGTGAGGCTCCCAGGGGTTTCGTAGGCCGGCGTCCTGGAGCCGTCCGGATTGGTCACGGTTCCCACGCTGATCCGGACCGTGACCGGAATACTCTGGTTAACCGCGCCTATCACTGGCGAAACGATGGCGTGAAGGTTAAGCCCCATAGAGAATCCATTCTGTGCTTTTTTCCAGAACGGCCTTCCGAGTTCTTTCGCAAGCGTATTTTATCTCTCTAGTCGCCGCACTTTTTTGTTTCGATTCTGGTGACAAATTTCTAAAAGTGGTCGTTCTGCTTCGGTACGCACGCTCTTCTTCGGACATCGGAGGTCGCTTTTTAGCAGCTTCGCGAAGGACTGCACTCATCTTGGCGCGTCCTTCAGGTGTCCTTTTCCAAGCCTGTGCTCGTCCTATTGCATCTCTTGTTTCTCTTGATCTTTTTAATCCAGTAATCCTTGCCGCAATCTTAGCTTTGCGTTCTGGTGATGCTGGCGTTCCAGCACCAGTTTTTGTGCATTTAGTCCAAAGATTGTAAAGAGTGTCTATGTCGTGAGCATCCACGGCCGCTTGTTCGTAAAGTGCCAAAATTTCTGCATTTCTTTCGCAAACGATGAGAATTTCGAATGCGAGCGATTTAATACCATATTTGACAAAATCGGATTGCATCTCTCCATTCCAATGATCACCGCGCCTCAATAGATGGAGATGGGAGGCCCATCTTTTTGAGATGTTGACGCCCTGCCCTATATAAAACTTAGGCGGTAGATCGCTTCGATTTATCGCAATGCGATAGATACCGGCCCCCTTAGCTAGGGGGCCGTATCGTTCAAGAAAGAAAGCTTTTGTATCGCTCACTTCCACTGGGGATGGCAGGTTCACGTTCTCAGCCTCCGGCATCGACCTCTTTATGCGGCCAAGTTGTACGAGAACGAGAACTCGTAGTCATTTATGCCGGCGGTGCCGGGCGCCGTCGTCGGCGCAATGGTGCGAGCAACGGCGTCGACCGTGGCGGTTGATGCCACATCGTCAGTGACCGCACGCGCCCACAACACGTCGGCTGCAGTCGAGCTCGGCGTGAACGTCGTGATGATCTTGCTCGCTTTGACGATGGCAAAGTTTGAAACCGTGCCCTGCCCGGTCGAGATGCCGAAGTCATTCGATGGCCCGAGGCCAACCGTGTTGCCTGTACCAGAACCGTTCGCCGCGTAGGCCGAGACGGTTGCCGACGTCAAAGTGGCGTAGGCGTGCGCGCTCTTGAGGGTGGCGCTGGTATTCGCAATAAGGCTGACGTTCTCGGTAACAGCGTTACCGTCCTGGTCGATGCCAACCAATGCGAGATTGCCCGCAGTGATCGCGGTCGTGGTCGTGGTGCCGACGACAACCCTGATCTGAAGCTTACGAGCCTGCGGGGGCTGAGCCGCGATCGTCAGCGCAACATTGCTCGGCGTGACGGCATTGACGACGGTCGTGAGGTCGGCCGGCAGCGGAGCCAAGATAACTGCCTTCGCAACCACGGTCTGTCCGGCACCGGCAATGGCCTCGACCGCTGCTGTGAACCCGGCACCGCTGACCGCACCAGTCAAAACGCTGGCACCACTGGCGTTTAAGGTTGTGGCCGCCACCGGCGCTGGGGCTGCCACCATGATAGCCGCAATCGCCGCCGCGTTTAGAACGCGATCGCCGATGGCGGTGTCGAGAAGGTTGAAGTTCGGGTTCGCGCTCATGTTTTATTCTCCGATGATGATGTTCAGGCTTCCACTTCGTATGAAACTGAGGCTAACAGGTTTCCGGTGTCGATCAAAGGTTTCGCGCCGAACGTCGCCGGCTTCTCCGGATCGTACTTCATGCCGGGCGCGACGCCACGGGCGCGTAGAGTCGATGCCTTCAAGGACGGATCATTAGTCTCAATGATCGAGCGGCGAAGTTGTCCGGCAATCACTTCGCCGGTCTGTTGCAGCGTGCGGAGCGCATCATAGTTGTTGTCTTTCAAAAGATTACGAATGGCCGTTGGCCACTCGCCCTTCTTGGCTCTGATTGCATTAGAAAAGAAGGGACGAGGCGGTATTCCAACGGCGGGCGCCCCCCAGTTCTGAATCGCAGCAATCATGGCAACCGGCGTCCCGTCGGGGTAAGAACTTCCGGATAAAAATCCCACCTTCACGTCGCTCGCGTTGGTGACCTGCCGGGCGATGCCCTGCAATTTATCTCTGAGACGATCGCCGCCGCTGACTTCCACCATCACCAGTACCGCCGCGCGTAGGGATAGCCGATCGAGGGATAGGCACGGTTCGGAATGAAGGACGGGATCCCAGGGACGTATCGAGCGGTTCTGAATTGGGCCTTCGCCTGCCAAAAGGCACTTCCCCAAGGAGTCTGGATGAAAAACGCCTCCGAAGGCGATCCGCTACCGTCCCACGTCAGCGTCACATTGACGGAGCCTTCACTCGCGGCGCTGATGCGACCGACCGTCTGCGGAGCCGGTAGTGTTCCCGTCGAACTCGGAAGACCGTTGAGGTCGCGCAGCGCAAACAACCACGCGAGATGGCAGGTCAGAAGATTGAGCATCCGTGGTGCCTGCGGAAGCGCGCCGGTCCAACCGCAGTTAGCAAAATAGCTATCCGCCCAGCAGAAGTATTCCGTCGCTTCCGGCTGCAAGATATTCTTGAACGTCGGGTAGGCGGCGACCCAGGCCGAATAATTGAAGATTACAGTCGGGGTCGCCATTGGTCATCCTTACGCCGCGGTGCGCGGCTCAGTTGCGACCTGAGCAACCGACGTATTTGCGGGCCGCGGATTGCGCCGATCGCCGTCGGGGTTCAACGGGCCGATGCCACTGTCGAGCTTTGCGTGCTCGGCCGCGTCGGCCATCAAACTGTCGAGATCGGCCTGGACCTTGATGATCCCGCTGATGACCATGTCGGTGCTGGCGTTCTGCGTCATCCACTCTTCCATGAAGTCGGCCGGGATGTTCGGCGTCAGCGCGTAGCCGCCAGCCTCGTCCTCGATCATATCGGGACGCTTCGGAAAGCCCTTCGGGGGCTTGTTGACCGGATAGGCGGTGCCGCGGATGACGTAGGTCTTCCCGGTCGGCACGAAAATGGTTTCCTCAACCGAGCCGAACTGGCCCGTCACTCGGCCAGAACGTGGTTGGCAGAGCTGGAGCTGAAGATTCATCGGTAGCTTCGACGCCACCGTCACGTACTTCGCCTTGCTCGGTGTATGGACCGACGGGGCCGCCGGGGTGTCCGGCTTTTGCTTCGTCATCGGGATTCTCCTATTGATCTGGATCAGCTTCTTGGATGATGAGCCTGCCCTTCATGAGCGGGCTCTCTTTGTTGCCGTCTAGCCATCGGCGCCACAAGTCGGCGTCGACTTCATTTCGGCCGCGATGGAGGGCGATCTCGCCAACCTGCTTGGCCGTCTTGATACCGAAAACATCCGCGACCATCTCGTCGATCCGCAGGACGAGCGGATGGAGGGTGTCCATGTGAACGACGATCTTGTCCGCCATCAGCAGTTTCCTAAAATAAAGGCCGGCCGCCTGTTTAGCCGCCGGCCCTCGAACTTCTACGCGGGTAGAACCGCGGTATTAAACGCCAATCATTCCACTGACGGCGACCGGGCTGCGAAGAATCGTACCCCACGTTCCAGACGTCTGCTTTTGCTGCCAGGCCGACAATTCCGGCACGATTTTGTGCGAGCGGAGTTTCTCGTTGTAGGCGGCGTAGGCAACGGTCTGCCCTTGAATCTTATCGGCGATGAGCTGCAGGACGTTGCCGGCGGTCGAGTAGCCCTGCGGGTTCGTCGCCGACTGCGTGCCGTACTGCGGAGCCGTCTTCACCTTGACGTTCGGATAGCCCTTCTTCATCAGGTCGGCGACGGAAACGCCGAACGAGTTGGTGAAGGTCATCGCCACTTCGCTCTGCGGCGACATCGCCAGCGTCATCGGCGACTTGACGTTGAGCGCGCCGTTGCTCTGCGCGACCAGTTTGGTCACCAGCGCGATGACGTCGTTGTAGACCTCGTTCGCCGTGGCGTTCGGGGTGTTGCCGTTAAACCAACCGGTGCCGCCAGCGGCCTTCGTCGCCGGGGTCAGGAACGCCGAGAGGTACGGGTTGTTGATAATCCCATAGTTCTGCAGGTCCAGCACGCCAAAGGCGTAGGTCAGGTTCTGATAGGTGTTGAGCAGCAGCGCGGATGCGAGGCCGAGCTCGGCGATCAGGCTGATCTTCGCGAGGCCAACGCGGTCGATCTCGCGCTCGCCGTACTTCACGATGGTCTGGAACAGATAGGACTGGAACGCCGGGTAGTTGAAGTTCACGCCGGCGCGGCCGTTGTTGTTGAAGTCCCCGTAGCTCGAAACCTCGCCGGTGCTTTCCACGATCGGGAACAGGCGGGTGTCTTCGACCCAGTTGCCGGCCTGACGCTCACCGAGGATGTCGCCAAACTCGAGAGGTGAGAAGATGACCTTGATAATCTCGGGATCGATCGTCGTAGTGAGGATCGTCGGCAACGCCGAGTTCGGATCGGTCGAGAGCGGCCCCGGAAGGGCATCCATCGCAATCCGGTCGTCGCGCTTCTCGTCGTCGGTCAGATACCGCTGAACGCCGGGAAGGTAGATGCCGAGCTTCTCCAAGCGAGATTTATCGGCCACCCATTGAGACCGCGCCTCATGTACGTTCATCGAAATCTCTCCTCGATTTTCAGTGTTGCGCTGTCCCGCCGATTAACCAGTTGGCTGTGAAGACATCTTGATGAGTTCGCCGGTGAGGCCAGAGCTCATGGCGGTCCACTTCGTCTGGACCAATGAACTGCCGACGATGGTCGTGCTGGACACGGCGGTGTTCGGATTGGTCACCATCGTGCCGCTCGTTGCGCCACCAGTGATGGTGTCGGTGATCACCGTGCCGGCAACAACTGCGGTGCCGGTAAGCGTCATACCGATGGCAAACGGGCCACCAGTGACGGTGCCGAACGTGATGACGCCGTACACGCCGCCGATCGTGGTGCCGGCCGCGACGGCCTGCTCACCCTCGGACAACAGATAGGTGCCAGCACCATGGGCGCTGCCGGTGAGCTGCTTGACCACGGAGCCCGCAGCATTGGAGTTCAGGATGGCGCCGTTGTAGACGGAACCCGCCGAAACCGATGCAACGGAAAGAATGTTGCCTGATACGCCGCCCACAAGAGTAAGCGTCGTGGATACGATGGCCGAAGTTGCCCCGGACGCTCCGCCTGGGACCGATCCAGCCGCGGCGAACGAAACAGCGCCGGTGGCTAGGTTGGCGAACGCATTCTGCCCGATCTCCGCCTGCGCTGCGCCTGCGTTGACGACCCAGAAGTCGCCGCCGGTAAACACCGTGACCGGAAGGCCAGACAGGATCGTCATGCCCGCGTCCGAGAGGAACGTCGAGTTGAGACCCTGCTGAGCGCGTTGGACAAAGCCGGCAACCGGTCCGGCGCCGGAGCTGAGCGCAACCATCGGCGCGCTGTTCGGATCAAGCGGCGCGTAAACCCACGCGAAGTTGCCGATGGTGACGCCGGCAGCACCAGCGACTAGACCGCCAGGGCCTGCGTCGTAGGTGAAGTAGGGATTCGTAGATGCAAAATCCCCCGCAACCCCTTGTGCTGGTTGATTAAAAACTTGCGTTTGGAACGGACCGCTCATCTTGGTATCTCCTTATGCAGCCATCGTCGACCGTTGATAGCGAACCGAATTTTGTGTGGCCCACATTGGTGAAACTTTTACCTTCGCGCGCGCGTCTTGCCTCATCCGCGCAAACTTAATCACGAGAATTGTCTCTGGTGAATGCTTGTGGCCGGTATGGCCGCGATTATTTTGCCGCTGCTTTGCTCGGCCTTCTTCGGTCGCCCACCAACCTGATTTGTTCTTGATTCCATGTCGTGCAGCTGCTGCCGCTGCAATATGGGAATCTGCCTTTGGCTTACCCTTCAGCGCGGCACTGATAGCCGCACACCATTCTGGTGAAAGTTTCCGCCCTCTGCGTTTTGCACCATGTGCTTCGCGTTGCTCTGGTGTGTAACGATAACCACTCGCTCCATCACCGCCGTCTGTAAGATTAACAAGTGGCCCGCCATTAGCTTCGCGACCGACAAGATGGATCAGGTCTAGCTCGATCTGCATCGCTTCGGCATCCGTCAATCCTTCGACTAACTTGATGCAAGGCAGATCAAGGCCGATCGCCTTCGCCTGCGCGCGAATGTTCAAAAAGTGCTTATTCCGCCCATACTTCCCGCGATGCCGCCAACGCTCACCCTTTCCCTTCCCGACATAGCACGGCGTGCCGTCGAGACGGAAATAAGCGTAAACGTAGAAGGCTTCTTTGGTCATCTGTTCTGTTCTAGTCGATTCTGCTGGCCGTCAGGCGGCTGATCTGATGCGTTCCGATCCTGGGAAGCGATCCACGAAACTCTTCGAGCTTGCCGCATCCATCGCGATGTGGGCGCCTTCGACCGGCCGCGCGCCGGCCTTCTGTTGAACCGCAAGCACCGCATCGAGCGCATCGGCGTGCAGCGTCTTGGCGTTCTCAACGCCGAGCATGGTCAGCGCATGGCGCTTGACGTCAGCCCCGCTGTCGAAAGCCATCGTCTCGGGCAGTTCGCCAACGTAGGGACGAACTTGGGCGATGGCGGTCCGGATGCCGCGCTCGGCCTCGCGAGCCGACTTGACGGCGAGGACGATTGCCGCGTCCATCGCGGGCTTCTTGACCATGTCCTTCATCTCGGCGTCCTTCGCTTTGATTTCTTCGGCGGCGTCATGGGCCTTCTTGTCGGCCGCAGCCTTGATCTCTTCGTCCTTGGCCGCCTTCGCCTTTTTCTCTTCCTCGGTCTCCTCGGCGTCCATTGCCGACTTCGGCATCATGTCCATCGCCTTCGCGATGTCCGCGTCGTTGACGCCCTTTTCCTTCAAGAACGCCTTGAACGGTTCCGCGTCGTAAGCCTTGTCCTTGTCGTCTTCCTCGGCGTCGCCGGCGGACGCGGCCTTCTCCATCGCCTTCTTCTCCGGCTCGGAGGCGGCCTCATCGGCGCCTTCATCGGCCTTCGCGCGCTCGAGATGATCGAGCATCTCGGTGACATGCGAAATATCGGCGTCCTTCGCCAGCTTGCCCTTGAGCGCGCTGTCGAGTGCGTTGGCGGCAAATCGGGTCGGCTTGCTCATGAGATTCTCCGGGGTGGCCTTAATCAAGGATTCGTCTAACCCGAGTGCCTTGAGTGCATCGCCGGGCGTTTTGAATTTTTCACGAAGCGCGGCACCCAAGTTGGTCAAGGATTCGTCCCTCTCCACTTGGGCTAACAGACGGATTTTTTATAATCAAGGGCTTGGGCGTGCAGACGCCTTTGGCCACTATGGGTGGGATAGACCAAGGAGCGCCACCTCTAGGGTGCCCCATTGAATTTCTTCGGCGCTGTCACCAATCAAGATTCCTGGCTGACGACCGGCCGATACGATGGCCAAATGGTTAAACTCTATGGCGGTCATCTTGCCGTCAAAGTTTTCTCCGTCCGGGGTAGTTCCGGCCTCCATCACAGGCACATAAAAATAGCCCGGACTCAATTCTCGTTTTTTGCCTGATTTGATTTCTTCAATATCATCGGCTGACCAAATCGTCAGGCCATTTTGAATAAACGGATCAACAAATTTTGCTGTCGTTCCGACTGCGCCGACCACATCCCACGGCATGTGATCCTCGGAATTGACCGGGGTATGCTTCCGCAAAATCTGTATACCATTGATTGTTGGAGTTGCCGTTTTGAGAACGTCCGGCGGCCGATACATTTGATAAACGCGGCCTGGATCAAGATTCAAGTTTTCCCAGCCTGGTATTTCAGACCCCTTGTACGGCGATACACAAGCCTTGCAAATGTTTGCTGTGGCGATGTGGAGGCGCCCCTCCTTATCGAACTCGCGCACCGAATCTCGGTCCAGTGCGAGCAATGGGCGCACGAGCGCCGCATCAGAGGCGGCGAGTTCTTGCTCGTTAGCCTCATCCTCTTCGTCTTGCAGCGCCTTAATCATTTGCTCCAATAGCGACTTGTAATCTTCATCCTTCGCTCCTTCGCCAGCCGCATGATAAGCAGCGGCAATACTTTGGGCTCTCGGATGACCGGCCTTGATCATTTCCGAAATGTTATGTCCGATGTTTTCTTTGCCCTGAAGTAGCGGCATCGCTGCACCTCGCCATCAATCCGATAGAACACGAAACGTGATTTTCGGCAAGGTCACTGGCTTCGCGCCGCCCTTCTGCTTCCGCTCGCCGGCGACCGTGCGGGTGTTCGAGGCCATCGCCGTCGCCCTGCGGATCATCGCACGCTTGCGGTCTTCCTTGTTCGCGTACCGCTTCATCCCAAGCTCGACGCGCATTAGGCCGTGCCCTCTGGCATAATCGCGTGCAACACGAACGCCGCGGCGCGCAGCCTTAGCTTGATCTCGTCGATCCGATCGGCCGATACTTCCCCGTCCTTGATAAGCTCCAACTCTTCATCGCTGGTTCCAACTCGTGAAGCGACCGCCCATATCGACGCGCCGCCTTCGAGGTCGAGCTGGCAATTCATCGGGACGCCATCCAGATCGATGTGGCGTATTTTCCTTCTGGAATATCCGGCAGGTCCACGGTTTGACCTTTGAGGGCGTGCGTGCAGTCGCCGCAATATATGATCTTTCCGTCCGTGATGAAGTAGTGGCAGACGCCGCTGTGATCGTGGCCCGGCTCCGGCTTGTAGTTCGGATCGGCAAACGTTCCCCATCGACCGTTGATGCTCGGTGTAAACGTAGGTCTTTCAAGATTACCGTTGAATCCCCACTTCGCGCCGCTTCCGTTCGGTTGCTCGGTGTCAATCTCGTGGCCAGACTTGCACCCCGGACACCAATGGCCGTAGCCGCCGCGTGGCCAATAATGCGTGTCGAGTTTGACGAGCTTCATGTAAAGCCCTTAATCACTGCCGCGCTCACGCACCTGCACCCCGGGAGCTGACCTGGAAGTATCCACTCACCACGAAATCCGCCGCCGCGGACGCGATAAGCCTCAGGATCGTACCATCCGACAGCAGGATTATATTCCTTTCCACTCTCGGCGACGTGGGTGCGACGAGGCTCTTTGCCCCCGTGAGAATGTAGCCATTTGCATTTTGTGATCCCCACCTCGTTTTGCCGCGCCGCAGTCATGCTCGAAGTTGCGAGGTTGTTCTGAGATCGCGCGATAATGGCCGCCCGCCGCCGCGTGACGCCATAATGCTCCTCTAATTCTTTTGCCAGCGAGCCGAGATCGCGGCCGGTCTGGACCGACCGCATTACCGCGCCTTGAACTTGCGTGAGATAGGCTTCGGGAATCGATTTGATGAGCTGCACATTTTGCTCGATCGTGGCCCGCAGAATATCGCGCATCGCCGGGCTCATTTGAAACTCGACGCTAATCCCGGAACGCCGAAGAATGGCGCGGAGCGCGTCGTCCGATCGCCGCGACGCCTTGGTGGCAAACCACTTGGCTAGGTCAATTGATCCTTCCTTGAATCGCCGGCGCCATTGCTTGGTGAGTTCGTCGATCGCCTTTTGAAGCTCGGCGGCCGGCACCTCGTCTTGGGCGATGGCTGGCTCGTTGGCGCGATAGGCAGCCTTAAGCCAGTAATCAAAACTGCGGTGCATATCGTCGACAAGGGCGCGGAGCCTGCGCCGATATGCTGCCTCCAATCCGACGTTTGGATGAACGGCCGGGAGTATCTTCTCACCTTTGCGACGAATGCTCATTCTCTTTTTTTCGCGTATCGCGCGAAAATCTTCATCACTTCTTCAGGATATTCTATTCCAGCCTGCATTCCAGCGTGAACTTCAGAAACAAACTCCTTTGGATTCATTGCAGCATATCTTGATACTAATTTTCTCGCCACATCTTGTTCGTCAATTACGCTCATGAAGTTATCTGGAGCATCATACAGCGCATGGCCAGATTCATGATGAATGACGTGTTCTGGACTGTTGGATGAAAGAAACCCGCTCTCTTTCTGTAATTTCATTTTCTCAACTGGATCGGACCAAAACTTATGAGCGGCATTGATGCTGATCGCTCCGTGCGAATAATAAGCAGCTCCAGATGCTTTAGGATTAGAATAAGCCTCTGTTTTATGTCCCAAACTGGCCGCTAATTTTCTAGCCTCCTCGGCATTTGCTTTCTTATTCTTCCCCCATATTGGCTTGTAAATTTCGCCGCCCGCACCGCCCGCGCCGCCTCCAATGCCAAATTTTCCATCTTCTTCGCGTGGATGGTCTGATTCGTTAAATTCAGCATCACATGAGAGAATCTCTTCATCTTCAGTATCGACGAAAGGGAACGGGGCCGCGTCCTGGCCGCCGCCCTCCTTTGGTTTAGTGCCGCCTGCGGCCGGTTCAGCTAGAGGATCGGGCCTTCCTCCAGCAGGTTCGAGGCCGCCTATCTCTTCCTCTTCCCTGAGGTCAGGCACGTCCTCAACATCAAGATCAGCATACGGCAATTCCGGATCATTCGCGATCTTCTTGCGAACCTCTTCAGGCCACAACACGCCAGTGTCGATATAGATCTGATCGCGCTCGGCTTCGGCCTTCTGCTGCTCGCCGCGTTCCTTCTCTGTCATCACGCGCAGCGGCTCGAACACGATGCCGATCTGTGGGTCGATCTCACCCCATAGCGACAGTTGCTCGAAGTTTACTACGCGAGTCAACTCAGGCCGAAAAAGCCTGTTCTGATAAGCACTTATGGTGTCATCATAGCAAGAAATTTCTCCCTCCGACGAGGCATTTAATCCTGACGGAGTCATGCCAGTGAACTTCACCAGGGGAATGCGCGCGATAGAATTATGCACCAAAATTCCGTTTGCATAGAACTCCGGTAAAAACCCATCATCAACTTCGATGTTGTAAACCGGCTGACGCGGCACGCTTATTTTGGAGACCATCGTGACGGGCACGGCGTTTGCAGTCGCCAGAACAGAATTGGACATCAATTCGCGTGGCGGTAAACTTTGTTCCACATTGTAAGCATTGTTTGTCGAGCGATCCACGGATGCGTCTGTAACGGGCGCACTGCATACACGCGCTAGAGCAGAATCGTGTATCGACGCGCTTGGCTGTGAATGACTTTCCGCATTGCTCGCATGACCGAGCGTAGGAAGCTGGCCCCCACCCACATCGAAGTTTGTAAGCCTTGGTTCTGCAAGCCTGCGAACAATAGATGGATCGTTCAACAATCGCGCATTTGAATTTAGTTCCGCAAATCTTGCAATGCTTGACGTGCTTTCGTTCGTAGACGCGGATGTGACGAGCCTTGTGTTCGATACGAGTGAGTAATTCAAGATTCTCCCAGCCGTTGCTTGTGCCGTCGTCATCTCCGTGATGGATTTCGTAACCCTCAGGGATAGGGCCGCGATGCGTTTCCCACATGACGCAATGAAGCAGACCACCAGCTTTTTGATTTCGGTAATAACCCTCTTTTGTCTGCCACCACCATCGGCCACGCCAAGCGACGGACTGTCCGTATTTACCTGGAAAGGTGTTTTGAGCGCGAGCAGGCGGTGGGAAGTCGAGACATTCTTTGCATCGACAAAAACTTGATTTGATTCCGACCATATCGGATGGCTTTCGGTAGTTGCTATTACGGAATCCCCTGCTTCGATCTTAACCAAAGTGTCAGAATGTCCCGTAACTCCTACCCATCTTATAGGAGCAAAACCGTTGCGCGTCAAAACACTATCTTTCAGAGTAACCTTTTCGATTGGAACCTGCCCGCGATCAGTCTCGATAAGAATCCCGGCGGGCAAACAAGCAATGTGTTCTTGAGCCTGTGCTTGCAGCTCGTGCAGTCCGGCCAGCGATGCCGAGACGTTCTTGAAATCTTCGCTCGCCTTGTTGACGACGAAGGTCCCGTCATTATCGCGCAGCGCATTGAACATCGCCACGCGCGCCATCAATGCTTCGGCGTTATTCCCCTGCATGATCGTCTGCAGGTCAGTCATCAGCACCATCACGGAGAACGAGTGAATCAGATCGGCAACGCTCTTCTTGGTGTTGAGCCAAATATCAACGTACGGCATTGCCATCTGCGACATTGAGAGGCCGCCGAAAGCATAGGCCGGTTTCATTATATCGGGGACTGGCCGACCGACGAATGTCAGCAAGCGGGACCGATCAATCTCACGGCCCATGACGTACCAGACGGCAGGGTCATACCAATTCGGCGCCAGCGGGTTCGTCGCGTTGTAACTCGTCGGATAGCACCAGATCGGCTCGATGACTTTGAGTTCGTTGAATGAGCCCTTCTTGATCTTGCCCTTGCTCATCTTGTCGCGACCGTTGCCGATTGGAGATTTCAACTCGGCTGGGTCGCCGTTAATGTCGGTGCCGAAATTGAGGTAGAGATGGCTGCGGCCGAAGAAGCCGTCATTGCGCGAGATCTGATAGAACCGGTCTCGCACATCGAGCCGCTCCTGGTCGTCCTTGAGCGCCTTTACCTTGTCGGCTTTGCCAGCGGCTTTGACGCGCTTCTGGCGCTCGTCAGGGTCGGCCTGCCGCTCGGCCTCACCATCCGGATCGTTATCGGCGCGGCGTTTTTGGTCGTCCTGCTCGGTCTCGTCGCCGGTGATCTCGAAGTCGATCCATTTGCGGGTCGAGTCGTCCGCGATGGTCTCCGAGATGATGCGATATTCAGGGCGCTGGGCGAGCTCGGAGAGATACGGATAACCGAGGAACAACAGCCCTTGCGATTGAAGTCCGGCGAACGAGGCGGCAGCCCACTCGCCGCTCGCCCAGTTCATCGAGTCGTCCATCGCCATCTGTAGATTTTTTGGAGGCGTGGCCTGGGGCGGGAACGCCGGCAACTTGAATGGGTCGAAGGTGGTGTCCTGCTTGCGCGCCTGAGCGGCGTTGCGGCTGGCCTCGGCTACCTGCCGCATGACCATCGCCGAGAGGGTCAGCGCACGCGATTGATCTTTCGGCTCGGCAGCAATCTTGGTCTTTGCGCCCTTCTCCTTGTCGGTCATCTTGCGACGCCCGGCACCCGGTCGCGCACCGCCCCACTGTCCCGTCATCGTGATGTTTCCTTAACTTCGGTCTTGGCCGCCGCTGCCCGCACCCTGTCTCGTTCCGCCGTGTAGCATCGCTGACAAAGCACGTGATCACCATCCTTCGGGAGCGCGTACCGGCTGCGCCCGAGCCCCTTGCGTATGATGATGCGGCGACCGCAGTCGCAGTAGCGTCTCGCCGACATCTTGAAATCCTTGATTCCTTTCAAGGTAATTCAAAATAGGGTTCAACGCAAATTCTACCGCCGCCAGGGACGCGGGTTGCCGCGGCCGTGACGACCGAACTGGCCGGCACCACGCACGACCTGCGCTATCATCTCCTGCGTGATCTCTGGCGGTCCAGACTCGTTCTCGGCGAACTCGATCATCGCGCAGTCCGCCAAGTTCGGCGATTTCATGCCGTCCGGCTTTTTGTCGATCACCAGTTTGCCGACGCCATTAACCGAGTATGTCGGTTGGCTGAGCTCGCTCATAAGCCGCAGGTAGAGAGGCATCTTCGAGCTGATCGAGATAATCTCATCGGCCTTGCACGCGACGCCCTCGACCACCCAGCGATGGGTCTTCTGAAACCGCTTGCGGATCGACCACCAGCCCTGCGCCTTGCGGTTGGCGAAGTAGTCCTTATTGAGCCGCCCCTTGTCGAGGCCAATGCCGATCGTGCCGTCGACGATACCCTCCGGATTGAACACCGCATCGGAGCCGCGGAAACCCTCAACCTTGAGCATCCGGCCGCCATTGAGCCGACGCTGATCGTTGATAATGCGGGAGTCGCCACGCACGCCGGCGCCGAGCCCATCGGCGTCATAGCGGAAGCCCTCATAGCCCTGTTCATCGCATATCCCGAACGCACGCTGCACAGTCCCGAAGATGTCGCTGCCTTTGCCGCTCCACTCCTCGAGGAAGTCGATCTTAATGCCGTAGCGACCGAGCGCCGCGTTCTTGTCGACGCCCTCGTCAGCAACGTCCAACGACATGCTGTGCTTGCCGGTCGGACCGAGGCCGAGTTTAAGGTCGGCGTCGATCGCCGAGCGCGCCCATGCCGCTGGGATCACCACACCCTCAACCGAGGCCGAGTAGTCCCTATCGATCTCCTGCGCCACCACCACGGGGTCGAGCTCCGCCACCTGCTTGTCGTACCAGGCTTGATCCTTGCGCGGGTCGTCGCGCCAGTCCCAGGTGAACACGTCGACCTTGCCGGAATGGCGTCGTACAGCAAACGAATTGTTCATGCCGTTGACCGATGAAACGTCGATCCGGCAGTTCGTCGTTTGCGATAGCGCGGCGTCGACCAGCATTGGGCGGGCCAAATGCGCGGCCTCGTCGATGAAGAATATCCCTGTCCGATCGCCTCGGCCAATATCATCACCGGCCTCGCCGCCCATGAACGATCCGGTCTCCGGGAATTTTAGCCGCATGTAGGGGGCATCTACCGTTTCACGCCATCCTGCCCTGAACTCCTGCGGCAAATGGCGCATGAAGAACCGGGCCTTCCAGAACAACGATTTCGGATTGTCTGTCTTGTCGACGTATTCTTCCTTGCGCGAGCCATATCCAATGGCCATGCCGTCGTACAGCACACAAAGGGCGCATCCGATCCCCACGCACAGCCACGAAATGCCGCCGTCACGGGACTTCTCGGCCAAACCTGGCGTTTGCTCATGCCAATGCCGGACCACCCAATCGACAAACTCACGCTGCTTGGGGAATAGAATGAAGGGGACAACCGCCGACCTGCCAACCTCGATGGCGCGCGGATCGTAGGTTACGCCAAAATCTTCAATGAAGTCGGCCACGTTCTGCCGATAGTAAAGCTTAATATCGGCCAGCGTTGATGGAGACGCTCGTATCTGCTCGACCATCTTCCATCGCGCCTTGGCGATAGGGAGATAGTCTGGCTTTTTCCAATTTATTTCTTCAAGCCACATCTCAGGCAGCTTGCGAAGATCGGATAAGCCGCAAATAGGTCTCCGTGGCCTTTTCAGGCTCACGCTTGGATTGGAGGTCAATCATCTTCGCGTCATCGCCAGGCTGTGGGACTTCTGCCAGCACAATCGCCTTGAACGTCGGGCTCTCGTATGTAGCCAGCTTGAAGCAGGTATCAACAAACAACCGCATCCAGTCCTTGAGATCCCCAAGGTCAGCTTCCGGCTGAATAACTAGGCTGCCGGTTTCTGGATTCAGCGCCGACACTTGCTGTTGGTAGTGCGCGACTATCCCTTTGATTATCGGGATGGCTTCTTTGATTTCGTCCTTCGCCAGTCTGCGGCCTTCTATGGCTTTGTGGAACGCGATACCAGTTGCCGACGCACCGATCTCCGTAGCTACCTGTTCGGCTATCTTCTCGCGCTCCAGCCGTTCTCGCGTCTTTATATTCAGCGAGCCCTTCAGCCGGCCGCCGCGACGTTCGCCTGGTTTTGATCCGCCGCGTGACATATTGGCTATATTAGCCGGAGATAGCCAAAATAGCCAGCCCATTGATGCTGTTCATGGTGGCCACCTATCTCGTGATCCTGATATCGTCCCTGTTTCCGAAGCCGGCCATTCGAGCGATGTGAACTATCGCGTCGACCCATACGGCAATGACAAACGCCCATACGGCTAAGCTGAAAAAACCGTCGCTTGGCGGTATTAGGCCAGTCAAATACAGGACCGCCAGGATGAGGACCGTCAGTGCAGTGAATGGCATAAAGCGACAGACCAGCAGGAAACAAAGGAAAAAGATGATCAGGAAAATGATGTGCATGGTCGGTACTCCGTTGTTACGTTAGGCCGCTTTAGAAGTTTGCAGCCGATCAAGGCGGTCTATTTCGGCAACTATCAAAGCGGCCGCCCGCACAAGATCGCGGCGTCGATCTTTCGGCTTCCACCATTTACGATCCCAAGGCCACAGAAGGCCGACCATCACCTGAAAATCGGACGACGCTCTTGGAATTGCGTAGCAAGCGGCGGCGCGGGCCATCTCTCCTAAAGAGTGTGCGCTGTCGTGCTGTGGCGACCACCCCTCGCTTTCGATCTGTCTCTTGCGCTCGGCGGCCACGTCCTCAATCGCTGACATTCCAAAGTCTCCATTTTATTGGTTAGGGGTTGCTGGAATCCGATATTGACAAGTATATGGCCCCATCCGTTTTCTTTCGGCCAAGCCATCGGAAACCAGAATGTCTGCATCGGCGAATAGACCATTTTCGCTAACGTAGCCTGGTTGACCCTTGCACGTCAGATCGCAGCCGCGCCAGCCGCCAAAGTCTTGCGGGAGAGCCCAGCCGTCGTAACCGGCCGCTATTAAATTTCTAGTCGCGCGCCTCAGTTCACTGAGATAATCCATCGCGTCGGCTCCCTTAATGTTTGCGCTTGGATTTGCCGCGCATCGTTTTGCGTAATGGTCCGCGCCGTGGATTATCACTATTCAAATACGCCATTAGATTGCCCCCGCGAATTGTCGGTTCCGTTGGACCGCGATCAAGCTTGCGGATCAATCGCACAAACTCCGGTTTGTATCTCTCAATCACGGCGGCTCCGTTCTTGTTCGTCAGCCGATGGTAAAGCTAACAGTTTTGCCATTATTTTTAGCCGCCTCACGCGCTCGCTTGAGCAATGCAGCCGCTAGGTTCGCCGCGTATTGCGGGTTCATTCCGACCCACGCGACCGGTGTGCCAAAATCGAGAATAACCTTTCCATCTTTAACGCCAATGCCAAACTGAATAGCCCCCTCGTCGGTGTCTGAAACCTTGCCTTCGGGAAAGTCACCGAGTGCGCCCCGAAATTTCGATGTGTCGAAAAGTTCGCGTTTCATTTTCGCAATTTGTTCGAGCCGCTTCGGATCGTCGAACGGATCGCTGCCGTGATGTCCCATGACTACCTCTTGTTCCAGGGTTTGAAATTCTTGAGTGCGTCGATTGCCGGCCACGTTCCGTCGAATGTCAGTGCGCGGTCGTCAATCGTAACCATTGCCGCCGGCTTTTCGAGCGGCCATTCAAGCCCCACGATGGGATCGTGAAAACCCATTTCGCTGTTCAGTGCGATGTAGTCCTTCATGGCGTCCAAGCCGCCAGGCTGGTGGCTGCGACTTGAGAAGATGGCAACCGTGAAATGCTTGAGAGCTTCCCGAATGAAAGACATTGCACCATCCACGGGAGGGTCAGGGATTACATTCGCGCCCTTCCACCCGCTTGTGTAGCTGTGGATCACGCCATCGAAGTCTAGACACAAAATCGGCTTTGCCATTGTCGCTCCTATTTCGCCTGTGACATTCCGAGAAGTTTTGCAGCGCGTCGAAGATGGCCGAGGTTGAAGCACGCTTTAGCGAACGTCTGTTGCTGGCGCGGCTCAGTCATGCCTGGACGGTAGCTGTTGCTAACACTATCAGCCCAAGTAGCTGCTTCCTCGGCAAAGGGCCGTAGTGCTGTTTCAAGTTTTCTGATGCGCTGATTAGGTGTCATTTCGCGGCCTCCAGTTGCGGTGAAATCCTCTTGTATTCCGGACTCGCCAGCTTGACGCACTCGATCTTGGCGCGGGCAAAATCGGGTTCCTCATATGACCGCCGCATCTTCTGCGCGCGGGCAATCGCGGCTTGCACGACGGCCTCCCAGATGTTTGGAAGCATGACTTGGTTCTTGGCGACGAGCTGCAGGCAACAGCGTCGGCATAGCTTTGCGCCGAGCATCATTGCGTAGTCGAGGCGTGGGTCCGGTTTCGCCCCGACAAAACGCGGGACCGTCAGCCGCGGCGCGACATCAGCTATTCGCTTGCAACGCTGGCGATCGCAGACAGCCATATATGGTTCTCTCCAAACTCGTCGCAGTTTATATAGTTCCTGACGGTATTTAGCAATAGCCCTTTGACTTTCCCCCAGTTTAGTTGGTAGGCTTGCCGCCTGTGGATAAATCGGTAGGAGTAGCCCAATGTCAGCCCGCGGAATCATCAACAAGCTATCAAAGCCACAACGGGATTCCCTTATGGCCCATGCCGACGGGCCGCAGCCGATAGTCGTCAGTCCGGAAATACTGACGAGGTCCGCGCTGATTGATCGCGGCTTGATCCGCTATGTCATTCCGGGAGGCGTCCCGACCGCACGCCCGCACCGCACCGCCCTCACCGAGATCGGCCGTGAAGTGCTCTGTGTCATGCTAGGCGACTTGGCCGATACCTTAACCCGCAATGCCCTGCAGGAGCCGGCAGAAATCAAGCTGAAGAGGCCACCGAAGGTTGTCCACCACCCGCGCGGGATCGAGGCAGAACACGATCTAGCCATCGGATGGAGGAACGGATTAACCGGCCGTTAACGTCTGCCCGGTATTCTCCGGCCGAATGGAGGATACCATGAGCCAATCAAATATAATCAAGTTGCCCTGCGGTTGCCGCTTAGATGGCCGCTATATCTGCCACGAACACGAACGAACGAGCGTAGCTCGGTTTATAGCCGACGAGGCCCTAAGGCTGGTAGCCGTTGGGCTGTTTATCGCCATGCTGGCGGTATGGGCTGCAATCCTTGGAACCGGCTAAAAGCCTCACAGGCGGCCGCTGGCGCGTTTTGGAGGATAGGCCACTACCCATGTGCCGGTTTCTCGTTCTAACGCACGAAAGTGCAGCCGGTGGCCCAACAGGGGGGATCAAAGGCCAACCGGCTGCGGGGCGCTGCGCCGGAGAGAACCACCCCTCAACGCGGCCCACCTAGAAGCCTACGTTCTTTCCTCGGGCTTTTCCAGCCTGCTCGAATAGATGCGATTAAACATCGCCTGTGGCTCGGTTGGTTTGCACGGAACGATGGCCGTGCCGTTCTCGACCCATTTCATGAATCGCAGCGCAGCCAGCGCAAGCAGCACGCGGTCTAATTGGACTAGGCGCAGATTGTCGCCAACATTGGGCTGATCAAGAGTCATGACTATCTGATGCTATTGGGTTAATAGGTATCAGCGGAATAAGGCGAACCGATCCGTCGTCCTGCCGATCTTCGTACCACCATGCCTCGCCAACCGACGTTTTGGCTTCGCCAAAAAACTCACAATCCCAATGGTCCTTTAATCTTGGTTGCTTCGTCATGCCGCCATCTCCTCGTCCACGGCCGCCAGTCGATAGACTGTGCTATAATTTGATCCTCCCCTCACCACGCGACCTTCCTCGCGAAGCTGTGTTAATGCGCTCCGTACCGTCCGCAGCTTTCCACAATTCGCACGCTCGGCGATTGCGTGAATTGGCATCCATGACTCGTGGTCGAGAACCTTCACCACCGCGTCCATTGCTGCTCTACTGACTAAGCCCATCACGCGACCTCCCCGCAGATAATATCGAGTGCAACGCCGAGCGGACCGCAAGCTTTCCCTTTTACGTCGCGCATCAGCGCGTGCCGGATAACCTCGAGCGGTGTCCCAAACTGCAAGGCGATCGAACAGACGACAGCCGCGTCCCGCGCATTGACGTCGGCCATGCTGTTGATTTTATGATTATTAAGAAACACCTCGGCTATGCCGCCGTCCGACATCCGGCTAATCGTCGCCGTGTATTGCATTCTCTCACATTCAAAGTTGAATGTTTCAGATAGACGGCGGTTGTCTAGCCTAGCGCGATTCGGCATTAAAATTCCCCCTTCGGAGGCCGGATGTTGCGCCCGAGCATTTTTAGAAGCGACGGGGAAGTACCGCGCGCCGGGTCGACGCCAGCGGCGGCGCATTCTCGCTCAAATATCTTTTTGTTGGTGGCGGCGATGGCCGCAAGCGAGACCACCATCCTCGCATCATCGCTCGCTTTGATAGAATCCTGCATCTTGTCCCATTCGGCGCTCATGCTCAATTCCTTTTTATATTCTCTGAATCGCCTCGCCGTGCGGTAGAACTGCCGCCAACTTTTCTCGCATCAAAGTGCAGTGCTCGGCCGAATGATCTATCAGCGGCTCCGCTGAAATAAGATGCTCTAATTGGCCGAGACGACGCCCCAGCTTTTGCGCCTCGATCATAGAAACTTCCCGCAATTCGTTCGGTCCTGGAGCCCACCGATAGTCGCGGTCCTTACCGAACTCGCCGCGATACCAACCGCGGATGGCCCCCTCAACCGCCCAACTCGGCACATCTCCTAGCGCCATCATGTAGGCGTCACCCTTGGCCTCGGCGCCGACATCGTTGGTCTTCGATGTTGGCAGCACCAAGAGCATCTTCGTCACCAAGACGATGGTAGCCTTCCCGAAAGCATCATCATTGTCCGGCGTCATCCGGCAGTATTTATCGAGCTCGGAAAGGTGTGATCGAACGACTGACTTTTGGTCAGTGGTCAGCAGCTTTTTTTCCGGAAGCGCGTAAACCTCCCGCCAGCGTCCCGTTTTCGGGTCCGGCTGCGTCGTTAGTTCCATCATATCGAGCCGCAACTCTACCCATTCCGGCAAGGACTGCATCCGCGTGGGACGGCGGCGATCGACCGTTGTAAGCGGCTCTATTTTGGCCAGCGCGTTCATAGCCGTTGCCTTTCATTCTTTTAGCTTCGCGTCTCATCCAGCCCTTAAAGGCTAGAGACCAATTTGCCTTCCTAGCAATCTGGCGGTTTGCGTTTGCGCCGGCCCATAATCGCATGTCTTCGGCCATTGAATCAATTTGCTCGTCTGTCAGGAACTGCGGCAAAGCGCGGCCATATTCCCGGTCGCCGTCTGATGGTTGCCAATCTTCAGATAAAACAGACCCAATTGTTTTCTTCATGCGAAGGATTCCAATAGTCTGCTCGGTGCTGCCATCTTGGACCATCTCTTAAATTCATCTTTCAAATCGCCTAGTGTCAGTTGCTTCGATGCATGAAATTTACCGCCGTAACAAATCTCTCGTTTTTCCACTGTCATTGCTTTGGGGTCGCCAGTCACTAGATAAACGATGAATTTTTCGTTTTGTGTCATCTTCTCAAACATTATTCGTTGCCCGTCTGGGATGGCAACACCTGGTTTCTTCCACTCAACCAAAAGAAAATGACCGCCTAATTCAACAATTCCATCAAGATCACTCATGGCTATTCTCCCCGGAAAACAGTCGCTAAACAATTCTATCGCTGGGCTATAATCTCTTTTCCAACAGTGAACGGCACCATCGTCACATTTCTGATAAATTGGGTTATAGTTACTCGGCAATGTCACGGCATCACCACAAAACCTATTGAAGAAAATACCTTCTTAAATTCAGCAACACGTCTTCCAAAGTAAAAGAACGCCTGTCCTTGTGTCGGCGCGGCGACCTCTCCATCACCATTATAAAACTTAACACGTCCGCGTGTGAAGCAAATCGCCGAGCAGAATCTAGCGCCAGCGTGAAACCATTCCGTATCAGTGTAATTATGCGTCAACATTATAGCCTCGACCGTGCGGCCGGCAGATACTTCATCCACCATCTTTGCCATGAACTTAGCGATGTGCGGCTGCATATACGGCGGATTGAGCCACACCTTGCCGTTCCATTCTTGCGTCAATCCATCGGTTTTAATTGTGAAAAATTTATCGGCCTTGACGATCTTTTGCGCCCTGTCGCTGCTGGCTGGATCGAGATCGATCATACCCAAAACATCGCGCACCAAATCCAGATATTCATCAGGGGTGTACCACTCCACCTCGCCGGTAGATTCTGACTTTGGATGTGCTGCCTTGCCAATGGCACTAGCAGCGGCTTCGGCCAAATCTACCTGTCGGTGAATCTTAGCTTCATACTTTTCTTCCGGCATGGCCGCCGCCTTGCGGGCGCGATCTGCGAGGTGCTTATCGATACCTTGTTTTACAAATGGAATTGACGCGGGTCCGACCGCGACCCGCGTCGTGCCTCTTTTGGTTCCTGGTTCGCGCGCGCCCTCAGCCTTCGGCTGCTCTGCCATTAGCTCGCCAAGGCGTCGTTCGGCGCGCAATCTGATCTCGGTAGCGTGGCGGCTAAGTTCGGTATCTTTGGCCATGATTGCATATTTTTGCATGGCCTCTGCCTTGTCGCGGATATCCGTAACCTCATCTATTTTGTGAGCTGCGGCTAGTGCCGTACGTGCGGCATCGTATTTCAAAAGCTTAGTCATTTTCCCTCCACAAACTCAGACTGAATCTTTCTATTTTAACTTCTTGAATGCTACTTAAACGCTAATCACAAAAGAACACTAAAAACCAAGGGGGCGATTTACAATCACCTCCCAAAATTGGTCGGGGGCAACGTGCCATGCCGACCGCTTATTCAGACTTTGCGCGACACTATCCGGCAGCCCTGTTAGCGACTGGCCCCTGTCGTCGGTATTGCCCTCCCCAGCGTAATTCTTTGTGGGGATTCGCCGTAGCCGGTTTCCCTGCCGATCATAAGCTATCGACAAGCAGCCCCTTGAGAGCTGACGCGCATCGTTCCAAACGATTTGGGTGATTTTTGGGAGGCTAAACCTTGACCGGAAGGCTGCCATTTGGCATAAAAGGCCGGTTACAAGGTCTGGTTTCCCGCGAGGAAATCCACCAGATCGGCCCGCACACGGTTTGCGCCGTGAGGCGGGCACTCTTTTTATAGGCCCGATTCCTCTGAGTCTTCAACACTTTTTGCGACTCGCCAGATAACAACGGGGACAACGCTATAGGTTGGGGGTCTGCCGATAAAACGGCACTACGGATTGAGCGAATAATCGCGCTGGCTGCGTCGCCCGCAGGTAATGCGCCCGGCAATACGGGCCGTCTTCCATCGGTACGGCACCGCAGAAAAACAGGTCCGGCGATCGGCTATCACCAACTGGCCAGCGGCAATTCTTCGGGCCGAGCTCGAGCAGGGTTCGGCGTTGCTCGATCGGAATATCAAGATCGCTGGCGGCCGGCGACGGATCAAATTCCATCGGTGGCTGCGGTGTAGGGCTATGGGTTCGTCTGATCGCCGGCGCGCGGCGGGGAAGTCGTTCACCAGTCTGTGATAGAACCCTGTGGACGGCCCTCTTTTCTCGGTGTGGCCGATTGAGTGGCGTGTTCGGAGTTTGCCAGTGATTTCGATTAACAATACCACAGATAGCGTTTCTGCTGGTGTGGAGCTCTACGGCTATGGTCCGTGCACTAACACCGGCCTCCCATTTTTCTTTGACGAAGGCTTTTTGTGCTTCGGTCCAGATCATTGAGTTATTCCACCTGAATCTTAATTCAACGTTTCACGGCGTAATCAAAGTCCATGGTTCTCTCCGTTTTTGTTTGGCGAAAGGTGGGAAGCATTTGCGCTTCCCACCCGGAGAAGTCCTGCCACGCTTGGCTGCGCTCTCAGACTTCAACTCAAATATATTCCGGCGACTCAGTAATTCAAACTTTCGTCTGAATCACTCCCACCGTTACCGCGATGGGTAGCTCGGAGCATAAAGTCGCCGGGCGTCTGCGCCTTGTCCGGCCCAAGATCACTCATGGACCACTCTCACCCGAAGATGAGCAGCGTAAAGGCCAAAGGCAGACAATTCCTCCGTTATTGAGCACGCATTTTGAATGCGCGGCGTTCTAGCAATAGCCCCCAATGCTCAACCCAGAGGCCAGGAGCGGCTAGAACGACGCCAATTATTTGCAAGAGCTGCCCTATCGCGTCAATCAGCCGATACGTTTTCACAATCGCTCCCTATCGTGCTTTAATCGTGCTTATCCGGTTTAGACACACAGCCCTACCTATAGAATGCGAGCCACATGGTCGCGGCCAGCGTTAGTTGATGGGTTAATTGGTCGAAGCCGATCACAACGAAAAAGTTATGCCAGTCCTGCTTTGCATATAGCCGCGAACTCCATCGGCTTGTGCAGTAATCGGTTCCAAAGTGAAGCAGTCCATTTCCGACCACAAAAAGCAGCCAAACCGGGCCAAGACCAAATAAAAGCGCCGAAACTGCCCCTAAACAGGTGGTATAGACCAACACATGCCGCGAGAGCGCGACGTTGTTTTTGCTCTTGTTTGATGCCTGCCAGTGAGTTTGCAGCACAAAATCAGCGATCCAGTGCATAACCAAAAGCGTAAGATAGGCGGCGAGTATGGGCATCAACATCTAGTGGTCCTCAGCGTTTGTGTGTGGCAACCGGATAAGCATGGAACTGCCAATCTTTCACGGCCTTCACGTGCATCAAGCCGAGATTGAGCCATCCTCTTCCGTGTCCGCGCGCCTTTCAAGCTGGCGGCCCGGCTTATCGTAATGGATCGTACTCGTCGTGGCTTGATCTGCCGCGGTCTGGTGCGTTTGCGCCATTCCCTCATGTAAGCGGCGTGGCAAACATGACAGTACCAAGATTCAGTCTCTCGCGGACCACCACAATTTGAGCAAGTCGGCATTATTTTACCTCTATTCTATACCACTAATGGTGGTCAGGCTGCCGATAAGACGCTAGGGAATGTGCCGGCCTCATAGCCGCGGCAGATCCATCCCGGCCGCTCCGCACGCGAGAAAAGGTCGAGATAGGGGCCGACGCAATACTGCTCGATCCGTTCCCGCGTTTCATCTGGCTTGCGCGAATGCTCGCGCCGCGGAGAAAGGATCAGCTCGCGCACGCTCTTGGAAAGGCGCCGGGCATTGCCACGCCGAGCCAAAAGACAAAATTCTGAATTTTTCCTAGTCGTAAAACCTAACCCGACATGGAAATCACGGTCGGCCGTTGGCAAGACGCGGAGCTGGTTAGGGTCAAAAGATTTACGCAGTTTGATCCACGTAAAGGCGATCCCACTGTATTTGAACCCCCACGCCGAAATCACCTCTAGCGCCAAGGGCAAATTTGGCCCCGTCGCCCAAAGGAAAAGATGGCAGCCGCCCGGACTGGCTAATTCAGCGATCGGCAATGCCTTTATGTCCGAGGATCGCATCGTTTTGTAATGCCTTTCGACATTACGCGAGGATTGCGGATTTTGGCTCTGCGTCCAGGTCTTGTAGACCCAAGGCGGATCGGCCAGAATCGCTCCGAAATGGTGTTTTGGTAGACCGCCGAGCAATGACGTCATACGCAGATTCCTCGGATAATCAGAACTCTTCGACTTTCCACCCACCGCCTCGCTTCTTTGCCTGTACTTGGACGGCGATAAACTTGAACGGGTAGAGCGAGGCAGCCACCTTTATTTTGACCCTGGCATCGTCGGCCCAGAAACCTTTGACTTCGTGAAGTTCCAGCACGCCAGATTTAGGCAGGACGGCAAAATCGCACGTAAAGAAGGTATTATCGGCCAATCGGAGCTTAATCCCCTCAAAACGGTGCCAGAGTACCTCACCGGCGTAGCGAAGCTGCCAGAGGCGCGCATCATAGGCAGCCTCAGTCTTGTTCATCTTGCCTACGGGAAGCCTCCCCAGCGCCAGCCTAGCGTGTCCTGGGGCCGTTTGTAGGGGCACCGGAGGGGGCGAATTTACCCCCTTCCGGGCTCGATGCTCCGCAAGCTGCTTTTCGGTCCAGTTCAAGGCTTACTCGGCTACCGCTGCCGCCTTGGCCCTGAATTGAGGCCGGGAGACGTTGGCCTCGGGTTCCGCTTCCGGTTCGTTTTTGTCAGAGCCCTCGGCCTCGGCGTCCATCGGCAATTCGCCCTGCGCCTCGATCTCCTTCATCAGACCGGTCATGTCCATGTAGATCAGCAGCGTCGGCCAGACAGCGGCGAGCTTCGCCGGATGCCACTTCTTGAACTTCTTGATTAGTTGATAAGCGTCCTTATCAAGATGATGTTTCAAACAGGCGTAGGCAACCTTCTCGCGCAGCCCATCGGTTAACTCGCCAATGTCGTCACGGATGCCAGTGTCGGCCCGGAGTAGGCTGTTCAGGGTTTTCGCGGTGATAATGACAGGATCTTCCACATGGTCGGCTTCGACTTCTTGCTTCGGCTTCTTACTCATGGTATCTCCTTGGTTTGTTTAGTCAATTTAGCTTTCTGCTGGTAGGCATATTTTCAATGTCGGAACGCAGTGCCTTGCAGGCACGCATGTAATCCCGCAGCACCGCCACCGCGATAATCGGGACCGGCGCGTCGACTTCCTGGGCCTGCTCTTCGAGCCAGGTCACGAGCTCATCGTCGAGCCCGGCGCTGGCGCCGAGAACGCTGATGATCTTGGTGGTCTTGGCCATAGATGTGGTGGTCATATTGAGTTCCAGATCAATATCTAGTGCCGGTAAAGGTCAGGGCGCAACTTCTCACGCGCAATACCTGATGCTTTCTCCACAGCAACTACCCGCTCTGCTGGTACGCGCTTCCAAAGATAAATCACTGCACGCGACAGATTAAGCGCCCTAGCAAGGGCAGCCCGGCCGCCTACTTTCTCAATAGCCTGTTCCAGCGGTGTCATTGGTCATCTTTTATAGTAGACCGAATAAATTGTCAAATCCCCTTGACACCCCCTGGAAATAGGTATCTAGTAATTTAGACAGAAATTGCGCCATGCGGCGTCGGGCTTCCTTCACTTCGCACCGATGCCGCCGAGATAGAGGGCATCGACGTGCAGAACCTAACCGTAATCAACATCATCAAAATGGCGGCGCTCGCCGGTGTCCTTACCGCAGTGCTGACGATCCTTGCCTTTTTTGCAATCGGTCTACGGACCGGGATTTTGCTTTAACGGGAGAGAACCATGTCCTATCGCAGCCAAATCCAAGAAATCGCACCTGCCTATGACCCGCGCCACATCGAGGCGTTTATGCGGGTTGAGCATTCGACACTTGACGGCCTTACCCCGTCGCGGTTCCGCAGTGAGGTCAAAATTGCCTCCATGTGCGTCGATGAAGGCGGCAAGGAAAACGCCGAACTTATCGCTAAATCGTTCGGCTTCTAAAACTCGAAAAAGGGCGCCCAATGAGTGATCCGGGATTTTGCTTTAACAGGAGTTTTCAATGCCAAGACGTTTTGATGAATGTCGAAGTGAAATGTCACGCATCTACGGAACGCCGGCACAATTTACCGTTCTGATGCAAGATAATGTGCGCCGAGGGTGGCATACGCAAGAACAGGTAAATGAGGCCATCCGTGTCTATAAATTAGAATGGGAAACAGCACAGGAGAGAACCCAATGAACGCGCGACTGATTTTGATAGTTGGACTTTTGGCTGCTTTCATTCTGCCTGCCCAAGCAGAGACTCCTTGGACTTCGCTGGTAGTCCGACATGACGGAACCTTTGATCTGCACGAAGGGATCAAGTCAGAGAAGTCATGCCGGGAATCTCTTTGCTACGTGCAATGGAACGTGAGTTGTGCATCCCACGTCGAACAAGTAGCGGAGCAAAAACGAAAAGACGAACTTGCTGCCATTGAGCAGCAAAAGCGCGAGTTGCTCTACCGCCAAGATCATCCATGCAAGATCGAGAAAGACGGCAGCAAGACTTGTCCGACATCGATCTGTTCGTCTGAGAATTTTGACAAAGATGGAAAGTCGACCGGCATGTCGACAGTATGCTTTGGCTCGATGACGATGTCCCCGGTTTATGGGATGGATAGGTCAATCTCTGTAGTCGCTTGTTTCCAAGCCAAGTAAGTCGGTTTTAATCAAGGAGAGAACCATGAACGCACTAGCCGAAAACCCGCGCGCCGTCCTTGGCGACAATGAGCCGCCACTGGCGAAAGTAATCTCCGAACAAGAGGACTTCGCACAGACCGTCACCGACTTCCTAAACGATGAGTTTGCCGAGCGGCCGAAGACCGTCGCTGAGCTGCTAGACGAGGCCCGCAATCTGCCGCCAGAGATTGTTGATGATGCGACCCGCGCGCCATACCCCGGCGTGATCAAGCGGATCAGGGACGAAGCCAAGCTGCTGGTCGCCCTGCAGGAAAAGGAAAAGACCCCGTATCTGCGAGGCGGCCAAGCCGTCGACCAGTTCTTCTTCGGGCTGATAGACCGGCTCGCGCGTCGCGACAAAAAGAACAAGCCAGGCGCCGCTGACGTTCTAAATTCTCGCCTCACCGCCTACGATACCAAGGTGCTCGAAGAGCGTCAGGCCGAGGCACGGCGGCTGGCGCAGGAAGCCGAACGGGTCGCCCGCGAAGCGCAGGAGAAGGCTTACCGCGAAGCCCGCGAAGCCGAAGAGAAGCGCCTTGCCGCCGAGCGCGCCCGCAAGCCTGAGATCGTCGAACAGAAGGCAGCCGTTGCCAACGCCGCCGAGGTTGCCGCCAGTTCGGCCGCCGCCGCTGCTGCCGTCGCCGCCAACCAAGCCGAGGCGGCTCATGTCGATACCTTACGCAGGGCTTCCGACATTATGCGGGACCGTGGCGGCGATGGAACGCTGACGACGATGGCGACTGAGCCATACGCCGAGATCGAGGACGAATCGAAGTTGGACCGGAATGCGCTTTGGGCCTTCATCAACCTCGATGCCAAGGAAAAGGCGTTGCGTAGTTGGGCAAAAAATACAGGTTACACGAAACAGATGGACGGCGCGAAGATTGGCAAGCGCCAGAAGTCGGTAGTGCGATGAACAACCGCTTCAGCATCGTCGGAATGCAGCATAGAAACTCCGAGGTCGTCGTGGATGCGCTTGCGGTCGGTACTGTGCTTACCTTAGTGCGGGAGCCGACCAACAAGTACGACCCAAACGCCGTCATGGTTTGGGCCGACGGGATTCACATCGGTTACATTCCAAAGACACAAAATAAACCGCTGGCGGCGCTAATTGATTCCAAGGGGAGGCGGTGGACTGCCTCGGCGGAGGTTCTTGCGCTCGATGGAACGGGACTGGAAAGCGCGACCGTTCATCTGGCACTCGATGCCACGTTCGTCAGGTCACCCAACTCTTCCTACCCGATGGCCGAGATTACGAAATAATGCGCAGCGGCGCGGTGGTTAAGATTTGGCCAGCCCTATGGTAAAAAAGAAATGCCTCGGATGCGGAACCAAAATGCTGGTGAGGGCCAGCAGGCAAAACTTTTGCCGCCCGGCATGTTGGCATCGCCATAATCAAAAATTGACCCGATGGCAAAAAGACTGTTCGCAATGCGGCCAACACTTCGAGACAGTCTTTCAAGATCAACGGTTTTGTTGCCTGCCGTGCTATTACGCATCGAGGGCGGTCAGTATGGAGCAGTCGATTGCTAAAAAGAAAGAATATGCTCGTGGATATAAAGCTGATGGGCGTCGAGCCGCCACCGCCCGTCGCTATCGTTTGAAGCACAGGGACATAATTCGCATCAAAAGAAAAAATAGGCCGCTCACCGCGGGACAGAGGGCTCGCAAGAATAAAACGAGATCAGCTTGGAGACGGTCGAATCGAGAAAAAGAGAATACACAGAAACGCCGTTCATATTGGAAAAACCCAGAGCGCGCCCGCAAGAATAGAAGAGAGGGGGCCAAACGTCGTCGACGGGAAAACCCATCACTCATTCGCGCAAGAGATAAAACAAAGCGATTGCAGAAACGAGAGAATATCAGGAGAATCAGTGCAAAATACACTTCTAAAAATCTTAACAAGATTAGGCAATGGAACAACCGTCGTTATCACGATCTGAATTATCAGATCGATACCTTGCTGCGAGGCATCGCGCAGCTTTGTGTCGAGCATTCAGCGATGCCAATAGGAGAGACCTACGATGGAAATCCGTGACACAGAGAAGCTACGCGATGAAATCGCCGATCTGCGCGACAAATTGCGTGATGGCAAGATAAGCAACAGCGTTGCTCGCTCAATTATCTTGGCGGCGCGGTTTGAGTTGGAAAGTCTCAAGGCTGAGATGGAGGCCGTTCGGCTAGGCTCGTCGTTCGGCCCCGTCAGCTATCACTCTGAACATCGTCAGAGCGATGGAAAACCGAAACTGAAACGAGTGGCCTGATCGGCTAAAAATATATCTCTGGCGTGGCATCCGCTACGCCAGAGCCTATCCATCAGGAGAGAGTTGTCACCGTGCTAAAAAACTACGACGCATGTTAAGGCGCGGACCGTCATTTGTCTGGTGGCTAGAGCGATACAAGTTACGAAATATCTATAAGCGATCATGCTTATTCGGCTGCCACATGCAGAAGCTAGATGTTGATGACTGAAACTGTCCAAGTTTTAGACCTGCGCTGGATACGCGGCAAGACCGGAGATTGGGGTAACACTATCCGCGAGATTGAATTGCTCGCGGCTGAAATCATGGTCAAAGAAGGTAACGAACTTGACCCATCGGACACCGGATGCAGTATCGAATGGGCTGCAAAGTATATTCGTAAGGCCGGCCAAGAGCCGCATCAAGGCGATTGCCATCTCTGCCGATCATGGCTAACTGCGCCGATTACATGCGATGCCTGCGTTTACGATGAATACATGCTTAAAGCATGGGCTAAGAAACGAGAGGCCATCGAGGCCGCTAATAGTATGCTGCATGTGTCAAGCGGATAAGCATTTAAGCGATAAGGGAAACCCTGCTAGGCCACCAACTATGCAGTAAGCATGTGTGCGAATTTTACCTCAATTAAATAGGATTCTAGACGATGCCAGACAGGCTGACGTTCACTAAAGACGGCAAAGATATTCTGGAAGGCATTGAACTTCGCAACGGCAAAGCCAATCCGTTTGGATGGTCACAGCATGAAGTCTGGTTAGTCGAGTTCGGCGGCGAAACAATGGTTGAACATTGTATTGGTGGCCTCGACTGCGGCGTGCCGTTTGGTATGGCCGATGGCTATGGCTTCAGAATTGAACGCGAAACAAAACCACGTCAAAGATAGCAACTGAGGACCGACATAGTGGCAAAAGTCATAAACAAACTGACTAAGGAACAAGAAGCTAGGTTTCCTGAGTTCACGCGCAAGTGGATCGAGATTGGGCTTTCAACAAAGCCTGCCGACCGCGACAGGGCAGAGAAAGCCATTGTCGGCCTGTATCGTCTTGCCAAACTTAAAGAGCCGCGCGTGATCTGGCTGCCGTGCCCGATCAGTGCGGCTTTGAGCGCAGTTGTTTACGCTAAGATCATTCAGCACAGACTTGAGCCAAAAGCTAAAAAGGCGGTGGACTCGGCGGTGGGCTCGGCGGTGGACTCGGCGGTGGACTCGGCGGTGTACTCGGCGGTGGGCTCGGCGGTGGACTCGGCGGTGCGCTCGGCGGTGTACTCGGCGGTGGGCTCGGCGGTGGACTCGGCGGTGGGCTCGGCGGTGGGCTCGGCGGGAAGGTCTTTTTTTGGTGGTTCTATCTGGAACGTCGGATACTCGGCATGGGCCGACTACTTCAACGAGGTCTGCGGAATTGCTATTGATCGCAACTTCCTAGAAATGACGGAAAGTTGCGGATTTTACTGGACGCTCGACGATATTTGTTTTGTCTCGGAGCGTCCGTCAGAAATTCACAGAGACGGCGAAGGTCGTCTGCACAGTGAAGCAGGAATGTCGATCCGATATGCTGGTACTGGATGGGGCCTTTATCACTGGCACGGAACGAAAGTGCCGGGCGAGTGGATCACAGATCGCGCCAAACTGACGCCAAAGATTGCGCTGACGTGGACCAACATCGAGCAGCGGCGCGCGGCCTGTGAGATATTAGGATGGGATCGCATTCTAACCGAACTAAAAGCCAAAACCATCGATCTAGACGGTGATCCTGAGATCGGTGAACTTGTTGAGGTAGAGCTACCGGAAATAGGCAGGGAGAAATTCTTGCGCGTGCTATGTGGCACAAAAAGACAATTCGCTTTACCTGTTCCGCCGACCATGAAAACTGCACTAGAGGCCCAGGCATGGACGTGGGGCTTAGATAAAAAGACGTTCATCAAACCGGAGATACGAACATGAGAACCTTCAAGAACTTCTGCGCACAGGGTGACATCTACATTCGCCGCGTCGATGTGCTTCCTACAGGGGCCGTCGCCGTCAAGTCTGAGAACAACCGTGTCATCGTGACGCACAGTGAGACAGGCCACCATCACGTCATGGAGGCCGAAGGCGTCACGATGTATCGGCTGCCTGACTCAATTATGGATTGCCTGTTGGTAGTCGATAAGGCCACTGCGCTTGAGCATCTGCGCGAGTTCGATCAGCACGAACCGATCATGTTTGACAAAGGGATTTATCATGTAAGGCGTCAGAGAGAATATACGCCAGAAGGCCTGCGGCGCGTCGAAGATTAAAACGAAAAAGCAGAGTCAGGAGATCCACAATGACGAAACCCGCCGTTAAGGAAAAGGACACCACGCTGTTCGGCGAGATCGAGCCGGTTACGCTGAAGGTCGGCGACAAGATAACCGGGCTTGAAAAGGGCAAGACGCATACTATCGGTGGCATAGCGACCGGCAAGAACTCGAAGCCTAAGTCCCCTGCGAAGAAGAACGAGGTCGCCATCCGCGCCCCGGCGAATACAAAAACGACCCCGATGGAATTGCTTAAGCAGGCCATCGCGGGCGGCAATGTAGAGATTGCTGAGAAGATGATGGGCCTGCAGGAACGATGGGAGAAAAACAACGCGCGCAAGGCTTTCGATGCAGCGATGGCCGATGCGAAAGCCAAGATTCCCGTGATCAATAAGAACCGCAAAGTGGACTTTACCAGCGCGAAGGGCCGCACCCACTACAAGCACGAGGACATGGCGGAGATAGCGCGCACCGTCGATCCGCTGCTTACCGATCAGGGCCTTTCATATCGCTATCGGACCTCGATCGAAGGTGCCAACGTCACCGTGACCTGCATCATCTCGCACCGGCTCGGCCATTCCGAGGAAACGACGCTCTCCGCCGGCCGTGACGAGACCGGAAACAAGAACAGCATTCAAGCGGTCGGCTCGACGGTGACCTACCTGCAGCGATACACGTTGAAGGCCGCGCTCGGCCTCGCGGCCTCCGATGATGATGACGGCAAGTCCGCGGGCAAGACAGCCACCAAGACCGATGCAGTTGACGACAAGCCGATCACGCCAGATCAAGCGAAGACGCTAATCGAGTTGGTGGATACTTCCGGCGTCGGCGGCAAACGGTTCTGCGAGAAATACGGGTTGGAGAAGGTCGGTGATCTTCCGGCGAAGTCTCTCGCCGAGGCCACTAAGGCGCTAGAAAATTACGCCGCCAACAACAAGGCGACGTGAAGATGCCGAAGGCAGCGCAGAAGAAGGCCGCCCCGGCGCCGAAGTCGACGGTCGAGATCATCGAGGTCGAACAGGGAAGCGAGGCTTGGTTCGAGGCCAAGTTAGGCATCCCGTCGGCCTCCCGTTTTGCCGACATCATGGCCGGTGGCGAAGGCAAAATGCGGACGCGCTACCTGCGCGAGCTCGCCGGCGAGATCATCACCGGGCGACCAGCGGAGACCTTCAAGGGGGCCGCGATGGTCAGAGGAAACGAGATGGAAGCGCAGGCGCGCGATCACTACGCGCGGACGAGGTTCGCCGATCTCCGCCAAGTTGGGTTTGTAAAAAACTCCGGACTAATGCGCTACGCCGTTGTGGGAGCCAGTCCAGACGCCCTGATCGGCGAAGATGGCGGCTTGGAGATCAAGACCATGATCCCTGCGCTGATGATCGATCTGCTTGAGAAGGGTTCTGCCATGCCGCCCGAGCACCGCGCCCAAGTCCAGGGAAATATGTGGGTCTGCGAACGTGAGTGGTGGGACTTCAAAATCTACTATCCGAGGATGCCAGACTTCACCGTTCGTGTGATGCGCGAAGACACATTCATCGCCGATATTCAAAAGGCGACGGAGATTTTTTCATACGACCTCAAAGTGCTGGTAGATAAGTTGAGGAAGATGGGGGCAACGGGATGAAGCCGCGCCCGGTAATTTTTACATGGAGTGACGATGGGACGATGGTCCCGCAGCCGCGGTTCCTTCAACTCTGTGATAAGCAATACGTTATCGGCGCCGAGTACACGCTTGAGGTAGTTGAGCCTCGCAGCATGAAAAATCACTCCCACTACTTTGCCTGCATCCATACGGCTTGGGATAATTTGCCGGATCAGTTTCAGAAGAAATATCCGACCGAAGAGGCGCTGCGCGCGAAGGCGCTCGTCGCAACTGGGTTCTCTACCGAGCGTGATTATGTCTGCGATTCTCCTGCAAAGGCCGCTTATCTCGCCAGGATCATCCGCGCTTACGCCGAATACGCAGTGATCAAGGTCAGTGGAAACGTCGTCAAGGTTTTCGAGGCGAAGTCGCAATCGGTCGCCGCTATGGGCAATGATGAATTTAAGGCGTCGAAGGAAGCCGTCTTGGACTGGATTCAGGCATTGAACCCCGGCCTAGAGCTGACTGTCATCAAGAAGGAGGCCGCCAAGGTAGCCCCGCCCGAGCCTAAGCCAAAGACCGCACCAGCGGCCGCCCCAGCCCCGCTGCCGGCCAACCGCCCGACCACCGCCCCGGCCTATTTCGCCTACGCCAGGTCGTGGATACTCGGTGCCACAGACAAGGAAGGCGCAGGGTGGAAATGGGACGGTGAGCGCGATCTGCGCGATCAGCTTCGAGTGTCGATCCCGAACCGGCGCGAGCTCAAAGGTCTGCTGGCCAGGCAATTCGAGGAAGCGGAGGCCGCGCGATGAGTTTACCAGATCGCATACAGATCACGACTGACGACGTAACCCTCTACGATCATCTCCTCAGTCTTGCCCAACGAAACAAATTCTTCAAATTGTTCGGCAGGAAGTGGTTCGTTCAGCGGATCGATCAAGGGGACGTTAGTGTTTATCCATATAGATATTCAGCCACGCTTAACAGCGTAGTGCCGATCGAGAAGGATGCCGCAGTATGAGCCGAATTGCACAACACTATCTTGGGGACGGATACCCAAACTCCGCCGGCTACAGCGAACCGACAACGTCACGGTCGGCGGCCGAGGCAATCAACGCCACGCTCACCGAGCGCCAGCGCGAAGTTCTCGACGCCATGCGTGAGGCCGGGGACCTGGGACTAACCGCCGATGAAACGGCTGCCAAGATTGGGCGCGACGTGCTGGCCGTGAGACCGAGATTAACCGAGCTCGGCAAGCACAAGGGATTGATCGAGAAGACAGGTGAACGACGCCGGAACGAGTCGAGCCTGCTGGCCGCGGTATGGCGTCTGCGGAAGGAACACGAATGCCCAGGACTGTAGACAGGCTCGCACTCTACCGCCTCGCCAAAAAGAGGCTAACGGTGTGGCAGATTTTCACTAGCGGTCTCCGCATATACTTTGCGATGGGGGTTTACTCCTACTGGAAGTGTCTTAGGGAACGCGGTCGGGTAGCAAGGATAAACAAGCCGAAGAGAAAAGCATGACCGAAGTCGATACCGAAACCAAACTGCAGCGGATCGAGCGTGACATCGTCGTGCAGAAGCGGCTGCGCCGCCGGAAACTCGCCGAGCGCCGACCCATTACCGCCGAGGACGCCGAGATCGACAAGCTTGTGACTCAGGCTCTCGCCATTCGGCACACAATGCGCCAGCAGAGAGGCAGCGGGATGACCGCCGTTGAGGAGCTGCGTTGCTACTGGAATGCTTTTTGTGACGCCGATCAGTACCCGGAAGGATTCGAGGACCGCATGGAAGCCGCCGGGTTTGCCGAAGTGACACCTGTCACCGACGACGATCTGCATCAGTCGTTCGCGGCCGAACGCGGGATCGAGCGTGGTGGGATGATGTGGTGTCTGACCGATGCCGGACACGAAGCCTTCAATGAAGGGGTGAAATAATGAAAGCTCCAACGCCAAAATTAGATGCGCTTCGAGAAATGCGCGAAAGAAATTATGAGCGATCACACGCGGCGGAGAAGCGCAAGCAAGTCCCGGCATTGCGCGCGGCCATTTCGGCTGTGCCAGTGAAGCGAGCGCCGAAGGTAAAGCGGGAAGTCAAACCATGAGTCGCAAGCAGGCTGATTATATTGCGTCAACATCAAACGAGTTCTTCCCACGTAAATGTGGGACACTGGAAGAACGATTCTGGTCCAAGATTTCTCCTGAACCAAATACTGGTTGTTGGATTTGGTGCGGCGACAGCAATGGAAATTATGGATCGTTCGGTGTCTATGACGTAAAAACCAACACACATCGCAATGAATATGCTCACCGTTTTTCCTATCGCCTACATAAGGGTGAAATACCACTGGGTTTTCAAATAGATCATTGCTGTCGCATGAAGCTATGCGTAAACCCAGTGGTATTTC